CGCACCGTCTGCGAAGTGGCTCTAGGGTGAGCCGGGGCCTGCATGTGGTGGAGTTCAGCTGGCCGGGCCACAGGTCGCGGGTGCAAATGATCGAGAAGGGCCACCCCGACCTGCGTGGCGACCTCAACGGGCTGCTGACTAAGATGCGAGTGGCCCCTGGAGCGCACCTGGAATCCGGTGACCCAGTGAACAGTTACCTCAGTCGGCCTGACCTCGGGCCACTGGTATTACGCGGCGCCGAAGGGCACCGCATATCCCTTGAATTTCTGGAGTGACTCATGCGACACCTTGAATGCACCGACATCCTCAGCGTCATCCTCGACCCCATCCAGCGGGTCTCCGAAGGCGGTATCGTGGTGGATGAAGACAGCGCCATCCTCGAGAACAAGAAGCAGCGCTACGCCACGGTGCACGCGGCTCCTGAGTTCTACACCATCACCCGCGCCACCGGGCACAACACCATCAAGCGCATCCGCACCCGGTCGCCGGTGAAGGCGGGTGACCGGGTGCTGGTTGATCGCTTCGCCGGCGTGACCAGCGTCAAGGACGGCGATAAGACCATCCACCTGATTCGCTTCGACGAGATCATCGGCATCGTGGACGAGGAAGAAAACGATGATCCAGCAGCACAGGCTTGAACTGGTCTTCGCAGGCCCTCGGAAGCAGCTCGACGAGCTGATGCCCAAGGTCATGGCCGCCATGGACGGCCACGCCGGGCGCCTGCATCTGGACGCCATCGACCTCAACGACCTCGCCCACAAGGTCGGCGCGGTCGCCCAGCTCAGCTGGGAGCACCGCGCCGAGATGTACAACATCCTGCCGCACGAACACGGCTTCAGGGTCAGCGTCAGCCAGACCTATGAGGCATTCAGCCAGGAAGCCATGCGCCGAGTCCGGGGCCGCTGCCAGCAGATTTTCTGCGGCGCCGGCAACTGGCGCGCGAGGCTGATCGGGGTAGAGATAATCGCTAGACTGCCGCCCGCCGCGGGCGGTGCTGAAACCCAACCGGCGCCCGCCAGCGCCTCCGCAGAGTAAGGAGATCCACCATGAGCTTTAACGCAAAAGACCTGGCCCAGGCCCAAGTGATGGTACTGCAGGCCGAGATCGTGAAGGCCGCGCTGACCAAGCTGTTCGAGGCTGCCAAGACCCTGCAGTCCGGTACCAAAGACCCGTTCCTGGCCCACCAGGTCATCAAGCAGGCCCTGGCCAGCGCCGGCATCAGCAAGATCGTCGACGCTACCGACGAGCTGCAGAAGAAGTACCTGGCCGGCCAGGAACGCAAGGAGGTGGTGACGGAGGCCATCGGCATCGACAACTTCCTCGTTCCATCCTACCGCTACACCCCGGCAGACAAGGTGTCCGCCAAGCTGACCAACAGCGACAGCAAGACCAACGGCGAGGACTTCCTGATGGTGCTGCGCGCCATCGTCGAGACCAAGCAGCCCGGTGCGGTGGAGAAACGCCTGGTGGCCAGCGTCTTCGCAGCGGAAGGTACCGGCCAGGCACTGCTGGAGGCGTGCGGCGGCCTGGTCGACCTGCGCAAGGAACCGGACTGGTCGGTGAAGAAGGCCTGAGTCACATGACGGCCGCCGGCTCTGCCGGCGGCCACGGTAGCAACCTATCATCGAGTAACCCACGCATGCACTTCATCGACATGCAGAACGACATCGCCGCCCAGGTTGGCGCCCTGACCATGCACTGTCAGGACAACCACGAAGCGGAGTACCTGCGCCGCCTGTTCCTGCTGCGCCAGCGCGCCCAGGCCCACGAGGTCAAGGCTGACCGCACCGGTACCGGCCGCCACAGCATCTTCGGCGGCTACATCCGCCACGACACTGGTCACTACGGCCCGGCCTTCTACCAGACGAAGAAGGTGCATGTGCCGTCGATCCTTGGCGAGCTGCGCTGGATGCTCAGCGGTAGCTCCAGCGTGAAGCCGCTGCAGGCCGAGGGCATCCGCATCTGGAACGAATGGGCGGATGCCAACGGGAACCTAGGGCCTATCTATGGTCACGCTTGGCGCCAGACCGGGGGTGAGTACACCCCGCGTCAGCCTGTGCCGAAACTGCCGGATGGTGTTGAGGCTACCTACCTTGGGATTGCCAACGGACAAGGAGGCCAGGGTCACCCGCTGAAGAAAACTTGGGAAGGGATGTTGGCGCGCTGCTACGACAAGAACAGCCCTAGCTATGAGACCTACGGAGGTCGCGGCGTGTACGTCTGCAACCGCTGGCTGCAGTTCACTGCTTTCGCTCAGGACGCTGAGAACCTCCAGGGCTGGGAACTGAAGCAGGCCAACCCTGAACCGTTTGCGGTTCAGCTGGATAAAGACATTTTTGGTGACGGCCGCAGCTATGGGCCTGATCAGTGTGCGTGGGTGTCAGCCCAAGAAAACGCCGCGGCGGCTAATCCAAGCCGCGTGATCGTGTTGGAAAAAGACGGGGTGCAGTTTCGGTTCAACAACATCAGCGAGTTCTGCCGGAAGCACGGCATCAGCTCGGCCAACATGTCTGACCTCTGGACGGGCAACAAAAACGCCAAGCTGCGGAACGGCTTCAAACTGGTTGAGGTCATCGACCTAGAAGCCAAGCCACAGCCTATCGACCAGATCTACACCATGCTGAACCGTGCGCTGGAGAACCCGTCGGACAGCGGCAACATCGTCTCCGCCTGGAACGTCGCAGAGCTGGGCCAGATGGCCCTGCGCCCCTGCCACACGCTCTGGCAGATCTGCATCCAGGACGGCAAGCTCGACCTGATGCTGTACCAGCGCAGCGCCGACTGGTTCCTGGGCGTGCCGTTCAACGCGGCCTTCTACACCACCCTGCAGTCGATGCTGGCCAAGATGCTGGGGCTGAAGCCGGGGGTCTTCCACCACTACTTCGGCGACACCCACCTCTACGCCAACCAGCTGGACGTGGCCGACGAGCATCTGCGCAGACTGGTGGAGAAGCATAACGGCCGGTTTATCTGCCCTCTGGCGGGCGGGCCCGGCCCGAGCGGGACTCCCCACCCAGAGGCGCTGCAGCTGGAGTTCCACAACCTGCCTGACCTGAAGGCCCTGGGTAAGGTGCCGGCCAGCCCGTGGCTGCTGCGGGATCTGCAGATCGACGACATCCAGCTGCTGAACTACAGCCCGGCGCCGGCCATCGTGGCCCCGCGCGCCGCGGTGTGAGTGCGCGGCCATGAGTGCCAACCAACGCCGGATCGCCGCGCTCGAAGAGTCGGTGGCCGAGCTTACCGCCCTGCTCCTCGCGGAGCAGGCTGACAAGAAGTACCTCGAAGAGCTGTTGTCCTCGCTGATTGTGGCGCTGGACGAGGAGGGCTACGAGGTACTGATACCGGAGAGATTCCATGCTGCAGAAGATCAACGCCTATCACCACCTGACACCGACGCAGGCGGTGGAGCAACTGAAGACGGATCTGCAGGACGCGCTGTTCCACAAGGTGGCGATGGCGACGTTCGGCAATCAACGCTTCTTCCTGAAGCCGGAGAAGTTCGAGCAGTTCCTGGCCAGCAAGAAGGCGCCGAAGGTGGAAGTGGACGCCCTGGAGCCGTTGACCGTCTCCTGGCCGGGCTGGCAGGTACTGGAGGCGATGGCCAGCGGTGACCTGTCCGGCGATGCCGCCAAGGTGGCGCTGGCCACCCACTTCCTGCCGCTCTACGAGGAAGATCGCGGGGTGATCCTGTGCATACTGGACAAGACCTGGCGTGCCGGGGTCACCCAGGACACGATCAACCAGGCCCAGCCCGGCACCTTCCGCCCGGCCAAGCTCATGCTGGCGCACAAGCTCAAGGAGCGCCTGGAGCATGACGCCAAGCAGTTGGCGAAGGGCAAGCCGGCCACCGTCAAGTGGCCCATGGTTTCGACCGTGAAGTACGACGGCTTCCGTTCTGCGTTTGAGCAGCGCACCGGGCGTGGCCTGTCGCGGGAGGCCAACCCGTTCCCGCTCACCGAGGGCCTGGTCTCTGCGCTGCGGCAGTTGGGCGAGTTCTTGGACACCGTTTACGGTCTGGGCTACACCCCGGCGCTGGACGGCGAGCTGTTCAAGGGCAATTGGCGCGACACCGCGAAGGCCCGCAAGGAGGGTCTGGGTTACGACCACAAGATCGTGTTCAGCATGATGCACGACGACTGCATCTTCGGTGAGTACGCAGGGGACACCGAGTTCGACGTAGTGGAGTTCTTCGAACTCGTGGATAGGTTCATCTCCGACTTCGGCCTGCAGGCCCACCTGTCGACCCCGGAGTACATCATCGCCGAGAGCCCGGAGCAGGAGCAGGCGTTCTTCGAGGAGCAGCTGGCCAAGGGCCTGGAGGGCACGATCAACCGCCCCCTGGTGCACGGCTACGAGTCGAAGCGCAGCTACCTCTGGCTCAAGCACAAGAACGAGGAGCGCGAGGATCTGCCGATCACTGGCATCGAATACGCCGACGAGCGCAGCCGCAACGCTGGCCTGGCTGGATCGGTGTTCGTTGAGCGTGAAGGCCTGATCTCCGGCTGCCACGGCATGTCGGACAAGATCCGCAAGCAGGTCACCGAGCTGCACGAAAGCGGCCAGCTGGCGGGCCTGATCGCCGAGGTCGAGTACCACGAACTGACGCCTGACGGCTTCCTGCGCCACGGCGTTATCAAGAAAATCCGCTTCGACAAGGGAGTGAACAGCTGATGAAGCAGATCCTGCGCACTGATGAAGGGCCAGACATCCAGGTGGATACCGAGCACCGCCTGGCCCGCGCCGACGTCACCTGCAGCAAGACCGGGAAGCTGGTCGGCTACGTCGAGATCTACCGGGGCCAGCGCAACCTCGTGGTCTACATCCACGACAAGCGCAAGAAGCTCGGTGCCAACCGGGAGGCCTTCCTGATGAAGAAGGACACCCCGCCGGCCGAGATCTTGCGGATCGGCGGCGGTGGCTACGGCCTCAAGGAGGCCCTGCGCATCGCCAAGATGATCGACGAATCCGTCCTGCTGGATATGGACAAGGCGGTGGTAGATGGCTGACCCCCTGGCCGTCCTGGTAAGTGGCCCACCAATAACCGCCGAAGTGCTGCGGGATTACGGCAACATGCTGCTGCGGGCCGCCGACAAGATGGCCAACGGGGAGCTGACGGTGAGCGACGCGAGTGTCATCCTCGAACGCGCGGCCCCCTGCGGGGCTGGCGTGATCGAGATGGTGCTCATGTTCCACGAACCGAGGACGCTGAATTGACTCACCGCAGCTTCAAACAATGCCTGGACGACGCCGACCCCTGCATCAGCTGGTTCGACGGCGACGGGAGCGCCTACTGCCACCACTGCAAGACCACACACCTGGAGGCTCGCGCCAAGGCGAGCCACGCCAGGAGTTCGACGATGGAGAAACCGGATGTCGCGGAACAACCAGAAACCGCCGTACCGAAACCCCAGCCTTAGCGCAACCTTGACCGAGTTCTTCCCGGAGAACCTGCGCAAGATCCTGACCGCCGAGCAGCTCGAGGGCGGTACCGCAACCTACAGCCTGGTGGGGTTCACCGGCGAGCTGGGCTCCGGCAAGGACACGGCCGGCGAAGCCCTGACGAAGATCGGCCACACACGCTTCGCCTTCGGTGACGCGCTCAAGCGCATGCTCAAGCACGGCCTGGGATTGACGCAGGAACAGCTGCACGGCACCCAAGCACAGAAGGCGGAGCCGATCGACTGGCTGGACTGTGAGGTCACGCCGCGCCGGATGATGCAGACCCTGGGCACGGAGTGGGGGCGCGACCTGATCCACCCAGACCTCTGGGTGCTGGCGTTGCGCCGCGAGCTGGAGACGCACCTGATCCGACGCCGGCTGAACGCCGTGGTTACTGACGTGCGTTTCGAGAACGAGGCCAGCATGATCCGAGAGCTGGGTGGCGTGATCATCCACGTGCGGCGGCCCAAACCGAAGAAGCCCTGGTGGCAGCGGCTGCTCAGCCGTGAACACCGCAGTGAGCGGCCGCCGAAGGTTCGCCCAGGCGACTTCGTCGTGCAAAATATCGGTACGGTGGAAGACCTCCATCGCGCGGTGCTGGAAGTTGTCCAGCAGCCGCTACTTGACCAAGGAGCGAACGGTGGCTGATTCCGCAGATCGAGCGGCAGACGACATGGAAGTGATCCACACGGCGGCCATTGAGGCCGCCCGGCGAACGGTGAAGGCACCCACCCGAACGCCGACAGGGAAGTGTCATTGGTGCCACGACCCGGTAGACCCGGGCCAGGTCTTCTGCGACGAGTTCTGTCTGGAAGACCACAATAAACGGCAGCGTGCTGCCACCATGGCTAAACGATAGGAAGAACCACAGCATGAGCGATTCCGCCAAGAAGCAACTCACCGCAGAAGAACAGCAATTCCTCACCAGCCCGGCCGGCTACAGCCAGTTCGTCAAAGGTCTGGCCAGCGCCCCGGCAGGCTTCAAGCTGCCGCAGACCCAGGTGCGCCTGCTGATCGACCAGCTGCAGGCGCTGAACAACGCCAGCCTGGCGCTGGATCACCTGAAGCGCGTCATCACCTACGGCGACAAGCCGCGCATGAACCCGTGCCCGATGTATTCCGGCCAGGTGCAGGGCGAAGAGGTGCTGCGCATCAACGGTGACCTGATCCACGGCCTGCTGGGCAAGATGACCGAGGCCTTGGAGCTGGCCCCGGTGCTGCTCCAGCTGCTGACCCACGGTAGCTACGACCCGGTCAATCTGGTTGAGGAGCTGGGCGACGACGAGTTCTACACTGACCTCGTGCGCCAGGCCATCGGCCGTGACCGCCACCACGTGATCACGGCCAACGTGAACAAGCTGGTCGACCGCTACGACGGTCTGACCTTCGACCCGGAAAAGGCCCTGAACCGCAATCTGGACAGCGAGCGCCAGGTGCTGGAAGGCAGCGACCACCTCGGCGAAGATCAGTAAGGAGCAAAGCATGAGCGGAGTAATCACCAAGGGTGACATGCTGAAGTCGGTGGCCGAGGCTGCCGGCATCAGCCGAGCCCAGGCCGAGAAGGCCGTCAACGCCCTGCTGGACAACATGGCGGCAGAGCTCAGCGCCGGCCGCGAGGTGCGCCTGGCGGGCTTCGGAGTGTTCAAGTCGTCGTACCGCGCGCCACGGCGCAGCGTGGCGCCGAACGGCGACGAGGGGATGACGCGCGGCGTGACCAGCGTGCGCTTCCGCCCCTACGAAGCCCTCAAGCAGTACGACTGACCGCAACCAGGAACGAGGAAACGGCCCATCACGGGCCGTTTCCTTTGGAGAGAACAATGGCGATCACCATCCTGCAAGATCACACCGACTTCATCGCCCGCATGCTGAACATGGCCATCGACCACGAGCTGGCCATGCCTCTCAACATCCGGGTACTCGAGGAGATCCGGCGCAAAAGTCTGGTCACCAAGTTTCGCGGCCAGCTGGTCACCGTCGGCCAGCTTCAAGAGCTGGTAAAAACGGCAGCCAAGGGCGCGGAGAGCGAGGCCATTGGCCGGGCCGCAGCCTTGGCTGTGGAGGGTGAGTACGAGGGCTGGTACTGCATAGCGGATGATGAAGGCCTGCAGTGGCTGAGAGATAACCCAGTTGGCCCGCTGCTCACCTGGAACGGTGGCGCGTGGTGGGGCCGGCTGAAGGGCATAGAAATTAAAACAGAGGTTGTGACGCATGTCTCATATAAACCGCGGAAACGTGAGCGATCTGGCAAGCGCTCGGCTCAACAAGACGGCCAAACCGGGCGACACGCTGAGACAGAAAGCTCTGGTCTGCGCCGACCTAATGTGCAAGCGCTTGGCTAGCATCTACGGCGGCCCGGTCACGTTGCAGGGGCTGGAGCCCGACGGCCCCCTGCAGTACACGGTGAGGCTGAGTTGCGAGTGGGGCAACCCGCCGAGTTTCGTGCACAGGGTGGCGATCATCCGCCTGCACCCCGACGGTGAGATCGACGACATTCAGGTGAAGGATCTATGAGCCAGATGGACGACCTCGACGACCTGCTCGATGACCAACCGCTGGTCATCGACGAAGACGAGCTGCTAAGCGCCGGCCCCGTAGCGAGCGTGTTGGACGACGAGCTCAACCAGCTGGTCAGCCAGCCTGCCGACCTGCCGCCGCTTCCGCCCGAGGCGGAAGCGGCGATGAAGGAGTTCGAGGCCAACCTGCCCAACGTCTCATTTATCAACCAGAAGGGTTCCAGCCTGGTGGCTGGGCCCCGCCGGCGGGTACGGTTCAAGGACTTCTCGAAGCTGGATCTGCGGAACAACCCGGTCAAATGGGCGCGGCACATCACCGCAGAGGCGAACAGCCAGGACATCGGCAGTAACCCGATAGACCGCCTGAGCGAGCCGAAGATCATGGAGCTCACGGCGGCGCTCCAGCAGTGCGAGGCCAAGATCTTGGATGGCTACGAGGCGTCGATCATCCTGGCCCCGCCAGGGGTAGAGTTCCGCGGCAAGCCCGTCACCGACCTCGACCGGCTGGCCCTGCACCTGAACGCGATGGGCATAGACCACGTGGCCATCTTGAAGCTGCACCTGGACACCCAGGCCATCCGTCGAGGCCTGCTGCAACGTGGCCTGCGAGAGGGTCAGGACTACGAGTTCATCGAACCAAACAGCCTGTTGCCCTACGAGCGGCAGATCTTGGATCGCATGCTGTCCAGGGCCACCAGCCGCCTCAGAATCATCCGCAGGGTGAGCAAACTGCGCGCCAAAGTGTGAGGGATGGGCGGCTTGCAAAGGTGTACGTTGTACACTAAGCTCGCCCAACTATCACGGAGATCCACCATGTCCACCAGTCAACTCAACACTACCTTTGACTTCGGCGACCAAGCCAAGCGTCTGAAGTTCCTGCGTTTCTTGCGCGATGAAGCCCGCTACACCAACGAGGACATTGCCCGCGCTTCCGGCTACGGCCTGGATACGGTCAAGGGTTGGTTCTCTGACAACGCCAACCGGCAGCGGGTGGTCAAGGACAGAGCCCTGCAGCTGATAATGGCCAACCTGAACATCACGCCCCAGGCATACCTGCTGGCTGTCAACCGCCAAGACTGATCTTTTGCCTGGGGATAACCATGAAGCACGGATACCGCTATTTTCAGCGGGGCGAGAAGACCCCGTGGATCACGATTCCGGCCGAAGGCGCGGAAGCCGCAGCACTGGAGCAGGGTGCCGTGCGCCTCACCGTGCTGTCGACCAGCAAGGCGCTGGGCGGTCTGGACGGTGAAGCAGTCCCAAAAGACGTGCGCTTCTACGGCCCGCTGTACTTTGACATAGACCACAAAGAAGACCTCGCGCTGGCCATCGAATCGGCCAACCGCCTGGTCACCCGCCTGGTAGAGGAGTACGGGGTCGACCCGTCGGACATCCAGGCGTTCCTGTCAGGCTCCAAGGGCCTGCACCTGTTCCTGCTGCCGCACACCTTCGGCTTGGAGCGCCCCGTGCTGCGGCTGCCGGGGATCTACCGCGAGATGGCCAAGCAGCTGTACGTCAGCGGCATGGACATGCAGCCCTACAGCATGCGCAACGCCTTCCGCCTGCCCAACGTGAAGCGCGACGACGGCCGCTTCCGGGTCGGCGTCAGCATCGCCGAGCTGCGCGAGCTGACCGTAGAGCGCTACCGCGAGCTGGTCTCCAAACCACGCCCGGACTTCCGCCACCCGGACGGTACCGGCAAGGTCTACGTCCAGCTGAGCGTGCTGTTCGAGTCGGCCACCGAGCTGGCCAAGAAGAACGAGAAGGTCATTCAGGACAGCAGCCAAGTCTACGCACCGGTGCTGCGCCAGCACTTCAGCATCGACGCCCCGCCCTGCATCCAGTCGCTGGCCGAAGGCAAGAAGGCGGAGACGGCCAGCTTCAACCAGGTGGCCACCCAGGTGGCGATATTCGCTGCCAGGCTGAACGCTGACGGGCTGGGCACCTTCGAGCCTACCTTCGATCGCATCGCCGACAACCAGCAGTCTTCTTCCTACTCCAGCGCCAGGGCCCGGCGGGAGCACATGGAAGGCCAATACGCCTACATGCGCAGCACCGAGCGCTACAACTTCAGCTGCAACGCCATGCGCAGTGTCCTCAAGGGGCGGCCGTGCGACGAGTGCCCGCTGGAGGCGGTAAAGGTGGTCGACTCGCCGGAGTCGGCGGCGCAGGCTGTCGGCATCGCGGCCCGGGCGGACGGCTACTTCGATGTGGCCGCGCAGGGCAAGCCGCGCAGGATCTCGACGTTCATCCTCGAGCCCGAGTACGTCTACAACCAGCTGATGGAAGACGGCCAGGTGCGCCGCGTCGGCACCGTGGCGCAGGTGAAAACCAACGGTCAATCGGTCGGCAGGGTGCTGCTCGACGAGAGCTCCTGGGGCAACCGCCAGCAGTTTCTGCGGGCCTTGGGAGGGTTCAGCAACTTGAGCTTCCTGGGGTCGGAAACGGACATCCAAAAGATCAAGTATGTGACCATGGCCGACGACGACCTGCCAGAGAAACAGATAGTGCGCGAGATGGGAATGCACGTGACCCGCGTCAACGACAAGGAAATCCGCACCTATGTCGAGGCCGGCAAGTCGATCAACAGCCTGAAGCTGCGCGACACCTACAACTTCGACGGATCGAATCTGTACGAGCCGTTCCTGCTCAGCGCCAAGCGGATGACGCAGGGCGACGAGGAGGCCCGCCGGGCACTGAAACACCTGCTCCACCTCAACGAGCCGGGCATCATGGGCCCGCTGGTTGGCTGGGTCGCGGCCTGCCACCTCAAGCCGCACCTGATGCACCTCTACCGCCAGTTCCCGCCGCTAAACCTGTGGGGCAACATGTCGGTGGGCAAGACCACCACCGCCCGGTTTGCCTGCGTGCTTGGCGGGGTTGACTTCATCGGTCAGCACGAGGAGATGAACGTCGCGGCCTCCAGTCCGTACGCCTGGCTGGACTCACTCTCCAACAGCACCAGCATCCCGATCATCTGGGACGAGCTGAACAAGACCAACAACAGGATGCCGCCGAAGCTCTATGCCAAGGCCTGTGAACTGCTCAAGGCGACGTTCAACGGCCAGGCCGCCAACAAAGGGGCGCTGGGCAGCACCAACAGCGGTAGCGGCACCTCGGCGGTGGTGGTGTCCTATCGAATGGTGAGGCCGGTGATTTACTGCAGCGAGCAGCAACCCGACGTGTCGGCGCTGAACGACCGCAGCGTGAACCTGCTGGTCACCAAGAAGGGCAAGGAGGGCCGCCGCAACGATGTCTTCGAGCTGAGGGCTTCTCTGGACGGCCTGAAGCGTGCGGCGCACACCATGATGCTCAACGCCTTGACCACTCCAACCGTGGAAGTGGCGAAGATGTTTCGGGATAGCGACGCCCTGATGGCAGACGGGCTCAGCGAGCGCCCGCGCTACGGCCTGGCCTGCTGCCACATGGGTCTGCGGTGGCTGCGGTCACTGGCTGAGCAGTACGACCTCGTCGACGAGGAGCTCGGCGCCCTGATGGGCGAAGCGGAAGCCGCGGTGGTCGAGCACGCCAAGCAGCTCGGCAGCGAAGAAAGCACGCGGGAGATCAGCACCGAGGTAGACCGGGCGTTTGCCGAGATACTGGAGGTGATCGACAACTCCCTGCAGGCTGAGCACCTGGGAGGTACGCCGCTGCTCCACCGGGGCATCCACTTTGCGGTGGACACCACTGGCGGCTACAGCTGGCTGCATCTCGACGTCCGCGCCGCGCACAGCGCCTACATGATGTGGGCGCGTCGCAAGGGCGCGAACGTGGTGCTGGACGACCTGCGCAACTTCTGTCGCCTGGCCAAGCTGGAGGAATACGTCAACAGCATGGTGAACACACCTGCTGTGTTGGGCGGACGCCACGCCTTTGTCATCGACCTGGCCCGGGCCCATAAGCGCGGGCTGCCTGTAAACCTGCTGGGAGCCGAACTTCGTGAATTCTGAGCCATACACGCTGAACGACTACCTCCGCGCGGCGGGGGTGCCGAAGCCCGCACCCTTCGCCAGCAAGCTGGTCATGCCCTGGCAGCCCAGGCATGACCAGGTGGTTGGGCTCAATCGCATGCTGGCCAACAACCGGTTCGGTCTGTTTGACGACCCCGGCTGCGTCAGCGCGGACACCGAGTTTCTGCACCCGACAGGCTGGAAGCGTATCGACCAGTGGGAGGGTGAGCAGGTGGCGCAGTTTGACCCCGACACCGGCGTGGGCAGCTTCACCCAGCCTCTGCGGTATGTGAAGGAGCCCTGCGCCGAGATGTTGCACTTCAAGGCTGCGCGGGGTGTTGACCAGATGCTCAGTGCGGATCATCGGGTGTTTAGCCAAAGCCTCACCAACGCTAAGCGTGACGGCGGGCCGAGAGACCCACGGTTCGATACCGCCGAGTGGTGGTATGAGAACCAGCATCGCAACCACGGCAGGAAGATTCCCACGGCGTTCCAGTTGCAGGACAGTCAGCCAGCCGACGTCTGCACCGGCGACATCCGTCTGATGGTGGCGGTTATCGCCGACGGCCACATGCCGAATCAGAACTCAACCTGCTACATGCGGCTGAAGAAAGAGCGCAAGATCGGCAGGCTGCGCGGGCTGCTGAACGGCCTTGGGTATCCGTTCAAGGACGTACCCTGCAAGCCTGACGGCTTCCGCCGGATCACGTTCACCGCACCTTTCCGGGAGAAATTCTTCGGTGATTTTTGGTGGACGCTGAACACTCGCCAGCTGGAGATAGTGGTGGAAGAGTGCCGGCACTGGGACGGTAGCGAAGATGCCCGTGGGAACGGATCGTTCAGCTTCCACAGCCGGCGTAAGGGGGATGCGGACTTCATCCAGTACGCGGCCTCGGCTACCGGCCGCACTGCGACCATGTACACCCAGGAGCGCGCCAGCGGTACCGACTACGTCGTTCGTGTCCAGCCGAAGGCATTGCACGTGAGCGGCAAGGCCGGCGCCCCGTGGATCACCAAGGTGCCGAACCAAGAGGGCTTCAAGTATTGCTTCCAGGTTCCGGCCGGCGCGCTGGTGCTGCGGCGCAACGGTCACGTTTTTGTCACCGGCAACTGCGGCAAGACCGTGCAGATGCAGGCCATGGCAATGCAGCTGATCGCTGACGGCAACCACGTGATGATGCTGATGCCGCCGGTACTGCTCGGTCAGTTCGTCGAGTCGATGGTGGAGACCTTTGACGGGGCGCAGGACTGCATAAGCTGGCACGTGCTGAACAACGGCCCGAAGGAAAGGGCATACCTGTACGACCTCTGGGAGACCACCGGCGAGTACCCCCAGCTGCTGCTGATGTCCTACGAGATGTTCGTGCAGGAGACCAGGGTGCCGAAGGGCGAGAAGGGCAAGCCTCGGATGGCTCACATCCTCCGCGAGCGCTATCGGGTGGTGACCACCGACGAGGGCCACAAGCTCTGCGGCCACGACACCCTGCTGCACGGCCAGCTGTCCTGGCACTGCGGCGAGCCGGACGAGTCTATGCTGCAGATCGCCACCGGCACGCCGATGCCGACCAACCCGCTGAGCGCCTACGGCATCATCCAACTGCTGAACCCGACGGCCTACAGCAACTTCGGCCAGTTCGAGCGCAAGCACGCCGAGTACAGCCGGATCAAGCTGAGCCAGCCGAAGAAGCTCAGGGGCGGGAGAGACCAGGAGTACGTGATCAAGCTGTCCGGCTTCAAGCGGCAGGACGAGATTCGCCGGGCGCTCTACAAGTACGGGCGCCGGGTGGTGAAGGAGAACGTGCTGAACCTGAAGGAGCCACAGATCATCGAGACCCCGGTGGTACTGGGCACCGAGCACATGCGGCTCTACAAGCAGCTGGAGAAGGAGCGGATTCTGGAGTGGAAGGGCGAGATCATCGCCGGCGGCCTGAACGAGCAGCGTCTGCGGCAGGCCCTGCTGCGGATCGTCACCAACCCAGAAGCATTCATGCCGGAAGGCAAGAAGATCTACAACGCGGTGCTGGACACCATCCTCGAGCTGATCGACGCACACGGCAATGGCCTGCCGGACGAGAACGGGTTCCCGAACAAGATCATCATCTTCTGCAACCTGCGGGCCACGGCCGCCTGGCTCAGTAAGGTGCTGGCCGGGTTCAACCCGGTGGTGCTGAACGGCGACACGCCAGACAAGGATCGAGCCCGCAAGCAGTTCACCGAGAACGACGCCTGCCGAATCTTGATCGCCAACCCCGAGTCGGCTGGCTACGGCCTGAACTTCCAGCACGTCAGCCGTATGTGCATCTTCGCCGAACCGACCTCGGTGCCTGGAGAGTTCAAGCAGGCGATGGAGCGGATCTACCGCAACGGCCAGGAGGGCTTTGTGCAGGTCTACATCCTGCGGGCCTCTGGTACGATCGCCCCACGGGCCACCAAGGAGATGCTCAATCGGGCCCATGAAATCAACAAGGTCAACCGAGACTCGGTGATCTTCAGCACCTTCTTCAAGAGGGCTGCTTGACCCAAATTGCACGTTCAGCTAGGCTGGTTTTGCCTAGCTGAATAGGCAATGTTCCAAGAACGCAGATGCAACCGAAACCCCAACTGTTACTGGAGATTCCAAAATGGTACTGAAAGTCCAAGGCCGTACTGACAACGCCCCCGAAGAAATGAAGGACGACGCCGCCACCGTCGAGCACGTTGAACAGCCGGTAGAAGAGGCTGGCGCCAGCGCCGCCGAAACCGTCGCTACCGCCAACACCGCCGAGGTGGTGGCAGAGGCTGAAGCTGAGCCGGAAGCTCAGGCTACCGCGCAGGCTGAAGCCGTGGTCGGGGAAGAAGCAGAGGCGGCCAGTGCCGCTGGATCTGGCGAAGTCGTCGACGACGCGGGTAATCAAGAGGCTGCGGCCGAAGCGAAACCCGTCGAATCCGTTACCCAGCAGGTCGCAGTGCGCAATGAGTCGACTGCCGTGGCCATCCCGCGTGAGCCGGGGGCAGCCGAAAACTTCTTCAAGAACATGATCGACCAGCTGATCGGCGACGGTCAGGAAGGCCTGGAAATGGGCTACGGGGTGTTCCCCGTGATCTCGCTCGACAAGGGCGAGTTCAAGGTCGGTGACGAGGACATTGGTGACGACGATTTCGAGGGTGTGCCCCTGATGTCGAAGCCGAAGTATGCCTATCGCCAGATCGGTGTGCCTGAGAAGGACGCCGAGGTCGTGTTCGCTGATAGCGACCGCGCCCACCTGGAACCGGGCAACCCTGTCGCCGAGCGCCTGGCAGAGTGGAAGGTCAAGGCCCCGGAAAGCAGCTACGAGATCAAGAAGTACCAGGACGTGTTCCTCTACCTCACTCGCTTCCCTGGGAAGCCGGTGCTGGAAGGCCAACTGGTGCAACTGTCCGTGGCACCGACTTCGGTCAAGATCTACACCCGCGCCTGCCTCACCGCCAAAGGCCGTGGCCGCGCTCCTCACGAAACCGTCTTCAAGATTGGTGTCGGTGAGAAGATCCGTGGCGAGTTCGACTACTACCCGTGGTCGTTCGAGTGCATCGGCTCCTGCCAGAAGCTGGGCGTCGAAGTGAAATTCGGCGCCGAGGTGGACGAAAACTTCTAAGCCGACGGCCTGCAACACAGAAGGGAGCCCCACGGGGCTCCCTTCTTTTCGACCCCCATTGAGACTCCCTGGAGGAGGTAATCATGGCACCCCATGACCGCAAGAAGATCATCGACCCGCAGATGCCGGCGGTGATCCTGGATTTGAAGGGGCTGATCACGCGCTCCTACCACTCTGGCACCGACACCCACCCCGTCCGCGACGAAGAGACCGGCGAGCGCGTGAACAGCGCCAGCCACGGGGCCGCCAACTTTCTTGAGCGTGTGCTGCTGCCCATCCTGCAGGATCACGCGCCGATCAACATCATTGCCGTTGCCGACGGCGGCAACGACCTGCGCCGCGCCGTGTTCCCAACCTACAAGCAGAAGCGCAAGGAGCGGAAGGAAGACGAGGGCAAGACCCAGAAAGCCCAGATCGACCTGTGCTTGGAGCAGGTGACGCGCCTGCTGGTCTATCTAGGCTGCACCGCAGTCAAGGTAGAGCATCGAGAGGCCGACGACGTGATCGCTGCACTGGCCCGCGGCCTGGGCAGTCGGCCTAAGAAGATCTACACCGTCGACCACGACCTTATCCAGCTGGTGAATGAAGACACCAACACCTGGGTGATCGCCTTCGACGAGCCGAAGTTCACCTTCATCGACAAGTTCGAGAGCAAGGGTGTCAAGACCTACAACGAAGTGGAGCCTGGCCTGGTGGCGCTCTACAAGTCGCTGGTGGGTGACTCCTCGGACGAATACGGCGGCGTGAAAGGCTTCGGCCCCGTGAAGTGGGGAGAGCTGGAAGACCTGCTCGGCACCGACGGCCTGTACGAGCTGGACAAGATGGTGGCCACCGGCGACTTCACCGAGTTGCAGGCTACGGTCAAGGCGTACCCCGACCTGAAGATCCTGCAGATGCTGCTGCTGGCGTCCAGCGAGTGGCGCCTGATGTATTACCTGGCCAAGCTGCACCCGGAGGCCTGCTGGGGTGCTGTAGGTAAGCGCCTGATCAAGCCGGTGTTCACCAAGCGCCTGCCGGATCGTGCCAAGGCCCTGCAGGCGATGGCCGCTCTGGGCGTCGACGACATGATCGACCACCTGGAAAAGTGGTTCCCGACCATGCTGCTGGCCGACGAGGACAACCTGGAAGCCGCCTTCGATTTGGTCAACCGCCACCTGGCAGACGGCCCGGTCAGCGGCTTCGACTACGAGGGTTACGACCCGGTCAAGCACGCAGCCTTCAACGAGGCCACCAAGCGCCAGAGTGGCGACTACGTGGACGTGCTCAGCCAGGTCGTCACCGGCGCTTCCATCTGCTTCGGCGACAACCTGCAGCACACGATCTACTTCCCGACCAAGCACAAGGCCACGAAGAACATCGACAAGGCCTACATCCCTGCGGTGATCAACGAGATCCAGAGCCACGGCCAGCCGCTGGTGATCCAGAACGCCGGCTTCGAGATGACAGTCACCCACATCAACTTCGGCAAGGATGCAGCTGAGATCTTCCGCCCGCACGACACCCGGGTCATGGCCAGCTACTTCGACGAGAACCTGATGGGTGAGGGCAAGGACGGCCTGAAGGATCTGACCTGGGAGCTGCTGCGCTACCGCCAGACCGAGTACAAGGATCTCCTGCAGCAGCACAACGCGACCAACATGACCGAGCTGACCGGCCTGCAGACCCTGCACTACGGCTGCGATGACTCCCTCACCGCCTGCCACCTGTGGGTGCTTTTCCGCTGGGCGCTGCTGCTGGAGGGCCAGTGGGAGTTCTACATCCGCCACCACACCGCGCCAGCGCACGTGATGGAGGGTGCGTTCCGCACCGGCCTGAACATCGAGTGGGACGAGCTGGAGCGCCTAAAGGCGGCTGACCAGGTCGTTATTGACACCAACAACAAAGCGATCCGCGACGCGCTGGAGAAGCACTGCCAAGAGCCCAACGCGAAGGCAGTCGAGGCCTTCATGGCTGCCGACGAGGATGCGCTGCGCTACACCCTGACCGAGAAGTGGAAGAGGAAGCAGAACGAAGAGAAGGGCCCTGGCCGCGAACGCATGGATGCCCTGCTCTCCGAAGTGCGGATGAAGCACCTGGAGGCCAGCGTCTACAAGCCCTACGTCGAGGTTAAGCGCACCTACGAGTTCAAGGGCACGGCAGCACAGCTGCGCGACCTGACCGGCGAGCTGGGCTTCCCTGAGCTGCTGGACAAGGACACCAACAAGGCGATTCAGGAGTGGTTGACCCGCTGGGCCGACGAGAAGCTGACCGTAGACCAGCAGGAGTTCCTCGAGCGCCTGGGCCTGGCCGCCGGCAAGCCCCTGAAGAGCCGCAGCGGCCCTGAGTTCGCCGACCTCGAAGAGATCGCCGTGAAGGTCATGCAGCGCCTGATGAAGTCTGACTGGGAGGGCGACGAGCTGAATTACGACAGCCCCCAGCAGATGCAACAGCTGCTGTACTGCAAGCTGGGCCTGCCGGTGCGCCGCCGCTCCAAGGTGCAGCGCGACAGCTTCCGCTACGAGCGTGGCTTCGAGGGCTCGCCGGGCACCGACAAGAGAGCCATCGCCGCCGCCCTGGCAGAAGACTGTCCGAACGGCGACTGGCGTCGGGATCTGCTGATCAGCTTGCGTGAGGTCAAGGCAGCGATGACCCGCTTCGAGCTGTTCTGGATACCCTACCCGCTGTGGAAACACCCATTGGATGGGAAAGTGCACCCTGGCGTGAAAGACCCAGGCACCGTGACCCGCCGGCCAACCTCGGGCAAGCCGAACGCGCTGCAGGTGAGCAAGGGCCCGACTCGCGCGATGTTCATCCCGCGAGTAGACGCTGAGCGGTCTGGTACCGTTGACCGCCTGGCCGCGTCGATCGCCAAGCCCACCGGCGAGGCCCCGGCAGTCTGGATTCCGCGCCTGCCGAAGCGCCTGATCATGGCCCCTGACTTCTCCGGCCAGGAGCTGCGCATCACCGGCAGCGAGGCGAACGACCCGACGCTGATCCAGGCCTACACCGGCGGCAAGGTCTACACCGACAAGTATGGCGTGGTGCGCCGCGAGGTGACCGACATCCACAGCCTGACCACCGTGAAGTTCGCCCACCGCTACGTCGAGCGCGAGCTGGGCGCCAGCGTGCTGCAGTACCTGCCGCTGGGTAGCGATGGCCGGATGTCCTACGAGTGGTACAGCAAGGTGCGGAAGTGCGAGACCCCTGAGCAGTTCATCGAGCTACTGGAGCGCACCCCGGACGGCGCCGACAAGCTGCTAAAGGTGCTGCAGGACGCGCGGGGCAAGATGGCCAAGCCGACCAACTTCCTGATCACCTACCTGGGCACGGCCTCCACCCTGGCGGAGAACACGTCGATGCCAGAGGAGTTCTGCAAGGTGGTGATGGACGAAGTGTTCGCCTCCTACGCGCGCCTCGGGCCGTGGCAGGAAGAGTCGATTGCCTTCGCCCGCAAGCATGGCTACGTGACCACGGCTTATGGCACCTGGAAGCACCTGTCGGAAGACATCCTGTCGAGCGACCGAGGCCTGCGCAGCCGCGAGGAGCGCCGGGCGTGCAACCAGAAGATCCAAGGCTGCGCCGCCGACGTGCTGCACGTGGTGGAAACCGACATCTTCGAGCGTGAGTTCCTAGAGCGGTATGACACCGACTTCCTGCTGCCGGTCTACGACGAGATCGTGCTGGACGTGCCGCTCAACGACAACCTGCCGGCGCTGATCGCCGAGTGCGCCGAGATCATGGACATCACCCCGCCCGGCCACGCCATCCCGATGATGGCTGAGTTCAGCTTCGGGCCCAACTGGTACAACCAATTCGAGCTCGGCGAGCGCCCCTGCGAGAAGCAGGTAGAGGAAGCGCTTTCTGCCCTGTTCACTCCGAAGGAGAAAAAAGATGCAGCCTAAATTGCTTGAAGCCCGCGACCTGTTCCCTGACCAGCAGGCAGCCGTGGAAACGATCATGGAGTTCGTCGAAGACCCCTCCGCCAGCGAGATGCTGGTGGAGGGGCCGGCCGGCAGCGGCAAGACCTCGAGCATCCGCGTGTCGATCAACGAACTGCCCAAGGCATACCGCAGTGGGGTGGTGGTTTGCGCCCCAACCAACAAGGCTGTGAAGGTGGCCAGAGAGCTGTCCGGCGGCCTGGTCGACACCACCACCATCTACAAACTGCTGAGCCTGTCACCGCAGGCCAACGGCGAGGTCAAGGAAATCAGGCAGGGCGAGAACGCCCACCAGAAGCTGATGGCCACTGAGCTGGTCTACCTCGACGAGGCGTCCATGAACGGCAGCGTGCTGAAGCCGTTCATCCGCCGCGCCCAGGAGGACTACGGGATCAAGTTCGTCTATATCGCCGACCGCTACCAGCTGCCGCCGGTGGGCGAAGACCTGTCCTGGGTGTTCCGCGAAGTGCGCAGCCGCGTAGTGCTGGACAAGGTAAAGCGGCACGACAACCAGATCCTCAACCTGGCTACCCACCTGCGTGAAGTGATCGACGGTAACGCCAAGCTGAAGGTGGCTGACGACTTCACCGAAGAGCACGGCGGGATCGAGCTGTTTACCCGTAGCAAGGCATTCGACGAGCGCATCCTCGACACCTGGGAAGCCACCCGCCGAGAGGCCGGCGACGCAGAGCCTGACTTCTCCGGCAGCCGTGTGCTGGCCTGGCGCAACCAGGCTGTGGGCGGCTACAACGACCTCGTGCGGGAGATGCTCTACGGCCGCCGCGAGGCCCGCGACAACCCGCTGATGGTCGGCGAGCGCGTGGTGGTATGCAACCCGGTGCTCAGCCTGCAGGAGGACAACGTCACCCTGATGCACACCGACGAGGAGGGCTTCATCGAGAAGATCAGCATCCGCCCGCACCCGAAGTACCCGGAGATCGAGTGCTTCGCGTTGGTGGTGCTGCGCGAGAGCAACGGCGAGCCGTGCGGGGTCTTCACCCCGACGCCGGCCGGGCAGAAGGTGGTCGAGCGCATGCTGCGCAACTTCAAGCAGAAGGCCGAGCGTGAAGATCGGGTGTTCTGGGGTGCCTTCTGGCGCCTGAAGGAGCTGATGAACGACGTGCGCCCCTGCCACGCCCTGACGACGCACCGCAGCCAGGGCAGCACCTTCCGCGAGACCTTTATCAACCTGGACGACATCCTGGCCAACCGCAACAGCATTGAGGCCTTGAAGTCGGCCTACGTTGCGGTCACCCGCGCCAGCCACAAGGCCAATATCAAGTGGGGAGGGTTCTGATGGACGCCAACTACTTCCGCAATGCAGAGAACGGCCAGCCGATGCTGGTTACCTGGGAACACTACCGCCGCGTCGTCGATGAAGGCCATGAGGAGATCACCCGCGAGCAGTACGAGAGCCTGGTGAACAAGTTCCGCGAGGAGCAGGAGAACCAGCTGGCTGGCGGAGTCGGCTATGAATAAGACGGCCGGGATGACCGGCCAGCAGTACGGCGACTGGTTCGAGGGCGAATGCCAGAAGATGCTCGACCAGCTGATGCAGAAGGGGCCGACCTTCTTCAGCCGGCTGTACGACACAAGGTCAGCTGGGGCGTTCCTGCCCCAGCAGGCCGCTGACTTCATCGGGGTGCACCACGGCAAGGGCTTCCTGCTGGAAGCCAAGGGCACGGTGGTGCATGACTCCCTGATGGCCGGCGGCGCGATGCGCAAGCTGCTGAAAGACCACCAGGTGCTCGCCAGCTACCTGATGCAGCGCGCCGAAGGCATTGGCCTGATCGCCTTCCGCAGCCGCTCCAGCGAGGAGCTGGAGATCTGGGATGGTGGCATCGTCCGACCGATCTACAACACGCCGCGCGGCAAGCTGTCGCCGGCAGACGGGCTGATCGTGCGCTGTCGCTGCAGCGACGCGGAGCTGCTCGATAACCTGACAACCTCATTCCTGCGGGTGTTCAAATGACCGAACGAAACTACCTGTTCATTGCCTTCAGCGACCCGCACGTCGGCCGCCAGTGGGGCGCCCATGCGGTGCCCATGACCCGCGAGAAGCTCACCGACCGCTACCTCGACCCGATCCGCGAGCTGTGCCAGATCCCCGGCAGCCACCGCCTGGTCTGCGGCGGTGACTGGTTCGACAAGGCGCACAACAGCGAGCGCACCATCCAGCAAAGCAACCACCTGATGCAGCGCCTGGAGATCCTGGTCGCTGGCAACCACGACCACGCCAGCCGCGAGTCGGCGCTGACCAGCCTGCAACTGCTGGCTGGGCTCAGCGACAACAACGAGTCCATCGTCAAGATCGCGCCAGACCACCTCAATGAGGCCTACGCCACCTGCAGCTTCATCGGCCGCGATGATGACCTGGCCATCCTGACGGTGCCGCACCACGCCAGCCAGGCGCTGTTCGAGCAGGCGCTGTACGAGGCGGAGGAAGGTGCCCGCAGTATGGACGGCTGGAAGGTGCTGGTTATCCACGCCAACCACGGCGCGCCGGGAGCAGGCAAGGCGGACTCTGGCCTGTACTTCACGCCGGCCCTGCAACAGGCGATGGAGAAGACCTTCGACTACATCCTGATGGGCCATGAGCACCTGCCCAAGCAGCAGGGCAAGACCCTGGTGATGGGTAGCACCCAGCCCTGCAACTTCGGCGAGATCGGGCCGCGCTTCTTCTACGGGTTCTACGCCCACGAGGGCAGCCTGAAGTTCGACCGCATCCCGATCCAGACCCAGCTGACCTATATCCGGCACGACGCCGAGCAGCTGCTGGCCGCCGAGGACTGGAAAGGCGCCGAGCTGGTCGACATCCAGGGCCACCTGCCGGTGGCCAAGGCCCGCAAGCTGCAGGCGGTGGTCAAGGACTTCTACGCCGCCGGCAGTCTGGCGGTGCGGGTCGACGTGACCTTCGAGTCTGGCAACAGCCTGGACGGCGAGCAGGTGACCGGCAGCATGCGCAACCTGGTGCAGGTGGTGCGTGACGAGCTGGGCGACAACAAGGCCTGGCTGGAGCTGTTCGACGAAACCCTACAGAAGATCTCCGGGGAGAAATCCTGATGGATCGCCTGAAGCTGATGGAGCTATTCGAGAAGGACATGGCGGAGCTGGGCGAGCTGGCGGCCCGCCCGAGCGGCTACGACCGATTCAAGCAGCGCCCTGACCAATACAAATACGTGTACGCCGAGAGCCAGTTCAAGATATGGCTGGCAGGGCGTGCCTCTGCGGAGAAACACCCATGCTGATTTCCCTCCACCTCCGTAATTTCCGCCGCTTCGAGAAGGTCGACGTCACCTTCAGCCGCGGCCTCAACGGTATCTTCGGCAAGAACTACCAGGGCAAGTCCACCCTGCTGCTGGCTATCGGCGTCGCCATCGGCGCGCCGGGCTGGGCGCGCGGCCTGCGGTTGGCTCGCCGCGGCCAGGACAAGTTCGAGGTGCAGCTGGTGTTCCAGGCCGGCGAGCACCGCTACCGCGTGATGCGCAGCCAGTCTACCGGCAGCCTGGAGCGCCTGGTCGGCAAGGGCGAGGACAAGTTGATCGCCAGCGGCCAGACCCAAGTCAATATCGAGCTGGGCAAGATCCTCGGCATGCCGGTAGAGCGCTGGCTGGAGCTGCGCTTCGTGCGCCAGAAGGCGGCCTCGACCATGTTCTCCTCCGGCGCCACCAAGCTGAACCTGCTGGTAGAGGATCTCACCGGAGCTCGTACCGTCACCCAGGTCATTGACCTGCTCGGTACCGAGAGCAAAAAGCTCGAGACCCAGCTGGAGACCCTGCGAGGTACCCGCCTCAGCGACGAGCAGCTAGCGGATCTGCAGCAGCACCTGCGTGAGGCCCTGGCCGAGCACGACGAGATCAAGGGCGACATGGCCGGCACGGATCGCGCGCTGGCCGAGCTGGCTGCCGAGCTGGCGGGTCTGAGCGACCAGGTGCAGGCCAAGGCCGCCGAGCACAAGACCCTGCAGGCCCAGCTGCGCAAGGCCGAGGGCTTCCGCCGTGACCTGGCCGCGTGCGAGCGCAGCCTGGCGGCCCTGCCGCCGGCCGACGAATTCAGCGCCGCTGAGCTTGCTGAGAAGATCGAAACCAGCGAGGCATTGCTGAAGCAAGACCAGCAGCTCCTGCGCGACCTGGCCGAAGCCAAGAAGCACCAGCAGAAGGTGGTAGACGCGGGCGCCAAGGCCTTCGCGGACAAGACCTGGGCCGAGGAGGATCTGGCGAGCAAGCCGTTACCGGCTGAGACTCTCGATCAGTACCAGGCCGACTCCGACAACCTGGTCAGCCGCTTGGCGGTCATGGCCAACAACATCGCCGCCGCCACCCGTGAGATCGGGCAGCTGAATGAGCAGCTGGAGAGTGGCGTGTGTAAGTCGTGCGGTCAGGTGATCGGCCACGCCGAGGAACACCGCGAGGAGCTGCGGCTGAAGATCCAGCAGCTGGAGCGCGAGCGCGCCACGCAGCAGGCCCGCCAGGCGGAGCTAAAGGCCGAGCAGGCCGAGCTGAAGCAGCGTGGCGACAAGCTGAAGGCTCAGATCGACGCCCACAACGCCGCCGTCCAGCTGGTCGAGCGCCACAGCGCCACCTTCACCGAGAAGCAGGGTGAGGCTGAAGCCGCGGTCGAGGCCGTCAAGGTGCTGGAAGCCAAGCTGCCCAAAGGCGGCGAGAAGAAGCTGGCCGAGATGGTCGAGCGCGCCACTGCGCTGCTGGCCGAGAAGCGTGAGCGTCACAGTGCCCAGAAACAGCGCGAGCGCGACCTGGCCCGCCTGGAGCCGGAACAGAAGTCGCTCAAGGCCGAGCTGGCCCTGTTCGAGGACGACCTGACCGAGGCCGGCGTGTCGGCGCTGTCGGACGCCTTGGACGAGCTGCGTCGCCAGGAGCGTGAGGCGGAGCTGAAGCTGAACAGTGCCCGTAGCGACGCCACCAACCGCCGTACCGCGCTGGCCAACATCGAGCGCCTGATGCTGGGCTACACCGAGCGCCTGGAGGCTCAGCAGGCCCTGCTGGCCCAGCTGGACGCCCTGGACGCCAAGCAGCTCAACGCCGAGGGCCTGCGCAAGTACCTGCGCGACAACCGCAGCCGTTACCTGCAGAACGCCTGGGATCTGATCCTGGGCCGCGCCAGCGCCTTCGCAGAGGGTGTCACCGACGGCCATATCAGCGAGATCCGCCGCACCGAGGACGGGGCCTTCCAGTACATCGAAGAGGGCGAGGTGGCTCTGGCCGACATGGCCAGCGGCGCACAGGAGGCGATCCTGGGCATCGGCGTGCAGGTGGCGCTGGCCGAGACCATGCCGACCACCCTGGACGTGTTCCTCGCCGACGAGCCCACGGCTGACATGGATGCCGACCACAGCAGCGCCGCCCTGCTCGGCTTGTCGTCGGTGAGCAGCCAGGCGCTGGTGATCAGCCACCACCGTATGGACGAGTCGATCTGCAGCGAGGTGATGGAACTGTGAACATCTTTACTCGAGTAAAAGCATACCTAGACCGGCGGGCGGAGGCCTGCCGTGTCGCGGCCTTCATAGCCCGGCACGGCGATGTCAAATGCCCACACTGCCAGACCTGGCAAAGCCGCTGCTGCTTAGACGGCATGTCATTCAGTCAGCACCCCACCGACAATCAGCTGGACATCCTGCTCTGTGGACACTGCGGCGAGCAGAGTTCGTGGCTTTACGGGCCGGGGGTCTGGCTGTACGTCGGCGACCGTACCGGAGATGGGAGGTGATCATGCGCCCATGTAGCGTCTACAGCCGGTCAATCGACCGTAACGCCCGCGAGTTGTCCAACCTGACACCGCACGCCTTCGAGTTCGACGGGGTGCAGTGTGCCAGCATGGAGGGCTTCCTGCAGTCGCTGAAGTACCCCGATCCGATTGAGCAGCGGGCGGTGTGCGGCCTCGCCGGACTGGAGGCCAAGCAGTACATGTCTCGGAGCCGCAGTCGCACGGTCTGGCGCCGGCGGGGCCTGCTGAACTGGCAGGGCAAGGTGTTTCTACGCGAGTCTGAGGAGTACGCCTGGCTATTGGAATCAGCGTACCAGGCTCTGTACGAGCAGTCGGAGCCGTTCCGCACAGCTTTACATGCCACCGGCGCGACCCGGTTGATCCACCCGTCAGGGTGCGACGATCCATTCAAGACGGTACTCACGCAGGCCGAGTTCTGCAAGCTGCTGACCTCACTCAGAGAGCAACAAAAAGCCCGCCTATAG